AGGCACAGGCTGGTGTGCGGCGACTGCACGAAGGCCGAGTCGTGGGACGCCGGCGGCACGGTCGATGCGGTCGTTACCTCGCCGCCGTACGCGCTCGGCTCGGGCATGCGGCTACGTGGCCCTAACGCGAGCGGCACGAAGCTGTCGCCATATGCTGAATCCGAGGACGCCGCCGAGTCATGGCTGCCGCTGATGCGGACATGGACCGGACTTGCGCTTGAACGAGCGCAGGCGGTCGTCGTGAACGTGCAGCTGCTCGCGCCGAATAAGCGCGCACTCATGTGGTGGAACGAGAACAGCGACCGCTTCTGCGATCTGCTCGTGTGGGATAAGGGCACGAGCCAGCCGGCGATGGCTGATGGGGTCTGCAACTCGCGGCACGAGCTGCTTGTCGTGCTGGGAAAGTCGTAGTGCAGCCGCAAGCTGCCATTCAGCAACTTTCGCGGGACGCTCGACAATGTGTACGCAGCGCCAGCCGTCCGCGTGTCTGACAAGGCGGTCGACGACCATGGCGCAGTGTTCCCGGTCCACTTGCCCGCTTTCGTGATGCGTCGGATGTGCGGCGCAGCGAAGCGCTGGGCCGATCCGTTCTGCGGGACCGGCACATCCATAATCGCTGCCGAGCAGCTCGACCGCAGCTGCGTCGGCATCGAGCTGTCGCCAGCGTACTGCGACGTGATCATCGAGCGGTGGCAGAACCTCACAGGCGGCAAGGCCGAGCGGGGGTCAAGCTAAGAGCCATGCCCGCGCGCAGCAAATACACGGTGAAGGCCGGCGATGCCATCTGCAAGCTGATCGAATACGGCGTGACCATCGAGGCAGCGGCCGAGTCCGAGGGCGTGAGCCGCAAGACCATCTACAACTGGCGCGACGCGGGGCGGGCCGGCACGAGCAAGGCGATGGTGCAGTTCGCTGCCCAGCTCGAGCGCGCGCTCGCGGCGGCCGAGACCCGGCTCACCCTCAACGTCATCAACCGCGCGAAGGACGACTGGCGAGCCGGCGCGTGGTGGCTCGAGCGCCGGCGGCCTGACGTGTACGGCCCTCGCAGCCGCGACGACGTGCAGGCTGACGGCTCTGGCAACAAGTCAGACGTGCAGTTCTATCTGCCGGACAATGGGCGACGGCCGAGCAAATAGATCCTCCGGGCTCGAGGTCCGTCCGCAGAACGGATCGCAGGAGCGCTTTCTATCAAGCCGCGCCGACATGGTGTTCTATGGCGGCGAGGCCGGCTCAGGCAAGACCAGCGGCCTGGCGCTCGAGTGCCTGCGCAACTACGACGTCAAGGGGTTCTCTGCAGTCTGCTTTCGTCGCACGAGCAACCAGCTGCGCGGGCCGCAGTCGCTGTGGGAGCTGATGGTGGAGTGGTACCCAGCGCTGGGTGCAGTGCTGCGCGAGACGCCGAACCCATCGGCCACCTTTCCGAGCGGCTGCAGAGTGCACCTAGATCATCTGCAGTACGACACCGACAAGCTCAAGCACCAGGGCAAGGGCTACGGCCTGATCGGGTTCGACGAGCTGCCGCACTTTCTGGAGTCGCAGTTCTGGTACCTGTTCAGCCGCAACCGCAGCACGAGCGGGGTGGCGCCCTACGTGCGGGCGACGATGAACCCGACGGCTGACACGTGGGTCAAGAAGATGATCGCGTGGTACCTCGACGAGCGCGGCGAGTTCATTCGGCCCGAGCGGTCGGGGGTGATTCGGTACTTCTATCGCGTCGACGATGACCTCGTGTGGGGCGACTCTGCCGAGGAGCTGCGCGCGCGCTTCCCGCATCTGCGCCATCCGCCCATCAGCTTTACGTTCATCCTGGGGCTGCTCGCTGACAACAAGATCCTTCTCGAGAAGGACCCCGACTATCCCGCGCGGCTGCTGGCATTGCCGCGCGTCGAGCGCGAGCGGCTGCTTGGCAGCGGCCGCGGCGGCAGCTGGCTCATCCGTCCCGCCGCCGGGCTGTACTTTCAGCGCAGCTGGTTCCGTCCCATCGACGTCGCGCCCACCGACCTGGTGGCAGTGGTCCGAGCGTGGGACAAAGCCGCGACCCAGGTCACCCCGGAGCGCCCCGACCCGGACTGGACGCGCGGGGTCAAGATGGGGGTCACGCGCTCGGGGCGGTTCGTCGTGCTGCACATCGAGTCGCTGCGCGGCTCGCCGCACCAGGTCGACCGCGCGATGCAGAACATCGCCGCGCAGGACGGCAGCGCCGTCAAGGTCTGCATCTGGCAAGACCCGGGCGGGGCGGGCGTGGTGGACGTCGCGCACATCAAGAGCATCCTGGCTGGGTACTGGGTCGAATCGGTCGTCGCCCGCGAGGACAAAGTCAGCTATGCCGGGCCGTTCTCAACCCAGGTCGAGGCCGGCAACGTCGACGTGCTGGCCGGGTCCTGGAACGAAGCGTTCTATGCCGAGCTCGAGGGGTTCCCGGACGCAGCGCACGACGACCAGGTCGACGCGTGCTCCCGGGCGATGCTGGCCCTTCACAAGCCGGGCGTCCTCGCATACCAGAGCGCCATGGATGCGCTCAAGGTGGAGCTCTTGTCATGAAGGTCGTGCAGCGCCTCGACAGCTGGGTCAACGCGCTGACGGGCCTCGGGGGCCTACGCGACAAGCTCAGCTACCATCAGATCCTACCCGGCGTGCGCCTCACCGACGGCGCGCTCGAGGCGCTCTACGACACCGACGACATCGCCGCCAAGATCGTCGACAAGCTGCCGCGCGACGCCACCCGCCGGGGCTTCACGCTCGAGTTCGAGGGCGCGAGCGACGACGAGAGCGCCGCCGCGATGCGCGCGCTCTACGCGCAGCTCGAGGACCTGGCCGTGCTGCCCAAGCTGCGCGAGGCATGGATCTGGGCGCGACTGTACGGGGCGGGCGCGATGTACATCGGCGCCGACGATGGTCTGCTGCCCGCTGAGCCGTTGGCCGAGGACAAGATCGTAGAGGTGCGGTTTCTCAACGTGCTGAGGCGGCCGCAGTTGGAAGTGCGCAAGCGGTACAGCGACATCCACGGCCCGAAGTTCGGGCAGCCAGAACTGTACGCGGTGCGCCGCGCTGATGTCCGCAGAGACGCAGCGCTCGAGGTGCTCATCCACGAGTCGCGGTTGGTCTTCTTTCCAGGCGCCCTCACAGCGCGCAGCGAGCAGGGCGCCGACGACTGGGACAACTCGGTGCTGCAGCGCGCGCAGGATTGCTTGCGGCAAAGCGCGAGCAGCTGGCAGTCAGCCGCGCATCTCTTGACCGACGCAAGCCAGGCCGTGCTGAAGATCGATCACCTGTCTGAGATCATTGCGACCGGCGGCGAGGCGCGGCTGCGGGCGCGCATGGAAGTCATGGACATGGCGCGCTCGGTGTGCCGCGCGATCCTCGTCGACGCAGAGCGCGAGGAGTTCACCCGGGTCGCTACCAGCTTTAGCGGGCTGCCCGAAATGATCGACCGCTTCATGATGCGCGACGCTGCGGCAGCCGAGATGCCGGTGGCGCTGCTCTACGGGCGTTCGGCTGCCGGCTTGAACGCCACCGGCGAGAGCGACACGCGCGGCTGGTACGACGTGGTCGAGGACGCGCAGAACGACGTGCTGCGGCCGCGGCTCGAGCGCGTGGTACGGGTCTTCATGCTCGCCAAGAGCGGGCCGACGCATGGTCAAGAGCCCGAGAACTGGAAGCTCAAGTTCAACTCGCTGTGGCAGCCCACCGGCAAGGAGCGGGCCGAGACGCGCAAGATCAACGGCGACACCATCGCCACCCTGGTCAGTGCGCAGGTGATGCTACCCGAGGAGGGCGCGCTCGACCTGGCGCAATCGGGCGACTTCTCAACGATCGACGTCGAGGCGCGCCAGCAAGCGCTCGAGGTCGAGGCCGAGCTCGCGGCCGACCCGGAGGGCACCGACCCCGCGACAGGCGCTGCCCCGGTCGCCGACAACCCTGCCGATCCGAAGGTGCAGGACACTGCGCTCAACGGCGCACAGGTGACGTCGATGATCGAGATCGTCACAGCCGTAGCCTCGGGCCAGATCCCACGCGCGACGGGTGTTCAGATGCTCGCGTTCGCGTTTCAGATGTCCACCGCAGAGGCCGAGAAGCTCATGGGCGAGGCCGGCGCAGGCTTCAAACCAGCCCCACCCGCCGCACCCGCTACTGAACCCGCGCCGCCGCAGGGCGAGTAATGCCCGCCGTCAATCGCGGGTTGCTGCAGCTCGCGCTGATGGGTCGTCGACCCCAGCGGCGCAAGCGCCAGGCGGTCCCGCAGGCACGACAGCCGTCGGCGGCGCGGGTCGCGTACCTGCACGGGATCTTGCAGATGGTCAACGCGATGCACGCCCGCGTGCGGCAGGACCTGCTGCCGGCGTTGCGCCCCATCATCGAAGCGCACAACGCGCGTCGGCCTGACGCGATGCAGGTGCGCATCGACGCCACCGGCAGCCGCACCGCTGAAACGATCGATCGCATTCGCAAGGACCTCGATCGCGTGATTCCCGTGCGCAGGATTGCGCTGCTGGCCGAGCAGAATGCATTGCGGGTCGCTGAGCATAGCCGCACGGAGCTCAACCGGCAGCTTCGCACGGTCGCCAACATCGATGTGCACGCCGATCCGGCTGTGCTTGCCGGGCACATCGAGGCGTTCGTCGAGGACAACGTGCGCCTGGTGAAGTCGCTGATGACCGACGAGCTCGACGACCTCAAGGGCATCGTCCTGCGTGGCGCGCGGGCCGGGCTTCGGTACGAGGATATCGCCGATGACATCGTCGAGAAGTTCGGCGCCACCAAGCGCCGAGCCGCGCTCATCGCTCGCGATCAAGTGACTACACTGAACGCCGAGCTCACCCGCATCCGCCAAGAGCAGGTGGGGATCGAGCAGTACACCTGGTCCACGGTCAAGGACGAGCGCGTACGCAAGAGCCACCGCGCGCTCGAGGGGACTACGCAGCGCTGGGACGCGCCACCCACCGTCGACGGCGAGCTGGCGCACCCCGGGCAGCCAATCAACTGCCGCTGCCAAGCGATCCCAGACGTCGACGCGATGCTGCGCGAAGCGGGGCTGCTCACCGGCACGACCGAGCCGGCGCCCCCACCCAGCATGCCGCCGCGCCGGCCGTCGCTCGTGCCGCCGATCGTCCCGACGCCACCGACGCGATCGACGCCATCGACTGCTACTCACGCACCGGCCCCCGGCCTGATCCCGCCGTCGGCGACCGCCGCTAGCACCGCAGAGGAGATCGCGCTCGGCACCGTCCTCGATGAGGCGCCCGTACCGGCTTGGATGAAGGGTCGGCTCGAGGTGGCGTCCCAGAGGCGACTTAGCGAGGGCGTCAATGCCGGCGATGATGTCACGGTCATGAGTCCCGATGGCACGCTCTCGCGCGGCGTGTGGAAGCCTCAAGAGCGGGAGTTTGCCGGTGCGCGACCGGGAGTGCAGACCGGGACGTTTCACGAACGCGAAGCGGCGATGTACGAGCTTGATCGCGAACTCGGCCCCGGCACGGTGGTGCCGCCAACCGTCTCGCGTACGATCGATGGGAAGCGCGGATCACTTCAGCACTGGGAAGCGGACGCGCTACCCACCCCCATCGCCAATGCCAACCTGGAACTCGAGGCCCTTGGCGCGAAGCTCGCGGACGAGCCCAGCGTGCGTCGAACGTTCATGCTTGACCTCATCTCCGGTGGAGACGACCGGCACGGCGCCAACGTTCTGTGGCGCAAGGTGAAGGGCCGCTTCCGCGCGATCGCCGTCGACAATGGCCTGGCATTCCCCGAAGGGCCCCTAAAGACGTTCTATTTCCCAATGAGCGGAGATGAGCTAGCGCGCACATTGGTGCGTCTCGATGCAGCCAGCGTCGACCAACTGAAAAAACTCAGCTTGCCCCGTGTAGCTGGTATCCTACACAAGTACCCCGGCATCACGCCGCGGCAGATCCGAGAGACATTGGCACGCATCCGCTCACTGCAACTCGACCCCCAGCAGCTCACCAAGCTGCGCGGCCGAGGGTTCCTGCGCGAGCGGGTGCAGCGCTGGATCTCCAATGCGCCCGAGCACCGTGGTCTGAGCAAAGCGGATCTCGCCGAGATCGACGAACTCAGCAGGAAGCGCCCGTGAAGCGACTGATTGCTATGGGGACATCCGGAGAGCGCCGAGTGGCCGCCACGTTTCGGCTGCAGGGCGAGCAGGTGCTGGTCGATGTCGCTCGGGGCGTCTCCAAGGACGACTTCGAGCAAATCGTGTTCGGCGATGTATTCACGCCGGCCGATGGCCCGATGTACTACGAGGCGCTCGACAAAGCCTTTGGGCGAAGTTCGTTTGCGTATATCGACACCGTGCCGGACGGCGTCCCGGACCCCTGGGTCCCGCCCCCGCCGCCCTTGACACGCTGAAAAGCCGCGCATACCAGCGCCCTCGTGCTCGTTCATCGGTACGACGTAGCCGAGATCGGTAGGCCAGTGCGGACCCCGCAAGGGTTTCTCAGGGTGCCTGCGTATGTGACTCGGGCTGGCGTACTCGAGTACAAGCGCGCCGACGGGACCACCGTCCGTGAGCTGCGGCACCCCGACGAAGTGTTCCGGCCCGCGTCGCTCGAGTCGCTGTCGGCTGCGCCGCTCACTGACCTGCACCCGAAAGAGATGGTCAGCCCGAAGAACGTCCGTTCACTGCGGGTCGGGCACGTCGGCGAGGCAGTGCGGCAGGACGGCCATCGCGTCGCAGCGACAGTCACGATCGAGGACGAGCAGATGATCGCACTGGTCGAGCGCGGCGAGCGCCGCGAGATCAGCTGCGGCTATGCGTGCGCAATCGATGCGACGCCGGGCGTATGGGACGGCGAGCACTACGACGCAGTGCAGCGCGACATCGTGTAC